CCCCCCTGAAATTATACTTGATCTTCTGAGCCTTGCGCGGCTCCTCATAAGCCACAGCCATCAATCCGAATGCGTCCGCCCCATGGCTTGCCCAATCGTGTTCAGGGCCTAAGCCTATGCCGCGCTTTTCGTCCCGCTTCTCATGATAGGCTTGCAGCGCATCAATTCCCGCGCTCGCCTTGCTGTCAAACCAGATCGACGGGAATAACCGCCGTGCAGCCTCAATGCGGACAGCCTTCGCACCGTAACCACCTGAGCCCGACCCTATGATTGTTTCAGCCGGGAAACCTGCATCCTTGAACGCCTGCTCCCACGTGCCTGCATAAGGCCCCTTATGAGATGCCCCATCATGCGGCAGGTAGATATTGGCATTGCCATAATCGTTTGACCGCAGCCAATTGACGTGGGCGGACAACTCCTGCCCCTTAGCCTCATAGTAATTGAGGACGCGTATCTCTTTGCCGACGAACTGACAAATCCACATTGCGAACGCATCTGCTTTCGCGCCAACACCGCCAATATCGCAATAAGCCCGAACACTCAGCAACGGATCGCGCGCCACATTTCCTATGCGCTTCTCTTTCCTCACGGCTTCCAAGCAGTCAGCGAAATACGCCCCCTCAATGGCAGCGTCGAAATCGCACTCCATTTCCCTGTTGTACTCGTTGGCGCTCATCTGCGCCTTCATCGCGTCGAGTTCGGACTGAGGCAGAAGCCCAGTCTCTGACGCCTTTAAAATCAGGTCAAACCAGTCATCAGACGCCTTCGCCCGCTGATAGACATCGTAGAACGCATTCTTGCCCTTTGGCGTGCCAATGAACAGCGCCCAGCCTTGCCGATCAGCAAGCGCCGGACGAATAACCTCAGTCCATGCTTGCGGAGGCTGGTCAGCGTATTCATCCAGCACAACGCCATCTAAATAGATGCCGCGCATACGGTCGTAATTATCAGCCCCGTAGAGCCTCACGCGCGCCCCAGAAGGCAGGTCAACGCGCAACTCACTCTCATTGATCGAAGCGCCCGGTATCGAACCTGTGTAGCGTTTCACGTAAGCCCAGACGACATCCTTCGCCTGCGCATAATACGGAGCCACATAAGCAAAGCGACCATCAGGCTTGTCGCACCGCAGCGCGGCATCAATCAGGTCCAATATGCTCGCGACAGTCTTGCCAGCGCGCCTATGCGCAACAATGCAACCAAACCGCTCTTTCCTCGTGTGGAGCGGGACAAATGCATCCCGCGCCTTGTAACCAAGGTCAACTATCACGCGGCACGCCTGTTACGACAGTGAATGTCTGGCCGCCTGTGTGCTCGGTCTCAATCTTGTCGCCGTACTTCTTCGGCCTCAACTTACCAGCAAGCCACTTTCTGGAATCCACTCGAAGCCGTGAACGCTGGACGCTATCACCATCGTACTTAAGGCCCTGCTCCGTCATCATGAAGTCGTTGGTCGCGTCATCAGCGATGTCGAGGATTTCGTCCGCCAGTGTGTCAGCCTGCGCCTCTCTCGCGCGCGCGTATTGTTCGCGGAACGCGTCGTGCAAACCAAGCCACCTGCAAACCGTTCCAGCGTGCGGCATGTTTTCGTCTTTACAAATTGAGCGAAGCGAGCGCCCTTCAATAAGCCCTTCGCAAATCTTGTCCGCTATCTCTTCGTTGAAGTCTGACGTATGAGCCATAAGCCTTACGCCGTCTTTGCCTTGAACTGGCTTGAAGCAGGGCAGACAATATCGATGATAGATCCTGCTGCCAGAAACCAGCCGTTTGTATCGGATGCGGCACTGCCGTTGTTGGAGACGATGCAATCCTCCCCTGCCGTAAGACGTGCGGATGACGATCCATCAGGAATAGCGCCTGCGTCTGCGCTCGATGCGCCAAGCGTGACAGTCGCAGAACCCGTGTTCACGCCATAGCAAAGGCGGGTGTTGCTGTCTGTGCCGCTGAAATATGAGATGCGAAGTGACATTAGGTCCAGTCTCCATCTGCTGGGGCTGTTTCAACCCATGTGGTTGTTGTGCTTGGTTCGTCAGTCCAGGAGCCGCTTGAAGGCGCTTGTTCAGTCCATGATGTTGTTGCGGCTGCGGCCTGCGTCCATGTGGTTGTTTCAGGATCGACAGTTGCCCACGTCTCTCCGTTGGCCTTGGCTGTAAGATTGTCAGTCATACAGCCTCCATGAATTTACCCCGCCCGAGGATTCCCCCAGCGCATGATTTCGATGAACGCGGTGCGATCTGGGCGGGGAGCGCGCAAAAGAAAACCCGCCGCGCTTGGAGCGTGACGGGCCGGAAACTTGAGACGCAAAGACTGCGACTAATGTCTTCCTGACACTGTAGGGTAATTTTGTCAAGCCCTCAGTTCACAGTCCACCCGGATCGCAGCCATGCGGAAGTCGAGCCGGGCAATGTCCAATGCCTTGCGCCGGGGCTTCAACTGACACACCGTCCGCCCCTCCCTCTGGTAGCATTCCTCAATCGATCCGTATTGCGCCATAGCCCATTGGCTGAGCGATTGATCCTCAACCACCACAGCGCGAAGGATGTCACGTAGCGAGCCGACTGCGTTTTCGATGTCAGCCGTGATCCTGATCGCGTTCAGAACCTCGACCCCCGGTCCATCTCCCCCTGCACCCTTGGGCATCCATGACGTAAGGCTGTCACGGGTGAGTGACCTGTCTGCGATGTCGGCATGGTGGCGATAGTGACGGAGCGACTTGGCTTGCTCTGCTGTGATGACGCCAGCGGCCTCAAGTGCATCAACCTGCCTGACGCGGCGATAGTGCGCCTGCCCGACCTGCCCTGCCTTTGTCTCGCGCTCCAGTTCGTAACCAGACTTGCCTTGCTGTTCAGGCGTCGGGCCGACCGCGTCGATCTTGACTTGCTTTGGCTTGATGCGTGCCATCTTCATTCCCCCTTGTGGTGGTCACCGCGCTCGATGGTGTCAGCAGCGAACCCGAATGCAGACGCCCGAAAGAGGTAATAGTCCTTCACTCCTCGGTCTTGCTGCTCATGGTAAATCTTCATGCGAGAGTCATGCTCTGCCCATAACCACTTCACGATTGCGGCGCGTTCTGGTTCTGCTGTCATGCTGCGATCTCCTGTTTAGACTCAGTGAGTTGTTGGAAAATCGCTGTCGGTTGGGATTGCGCGTTCAAGCCATGCAGGGATCATTTCATTCATGCTCTTGATCAGCATGAGGTGCAGACCATCTTCGGGATCAAACGCTTCCTCTACGGAAGCCCCCAAGCGCTCACAATCTTCCAAGACACATGACGTCGCCACGCCTCCAGCCACCATACCCAAAGCCATCAGGATTGGGAAAAAGCTTCCTCCAGCTTCCTGATTTTCAATGATGTTGTCGTAGATGATACCAAACCACTCTTCGGCCTGCTTGGCACATTCGGCGGCGGATTCTTCAGTCAAAAGTGTCGGGCTAAGCATTGTCATTCCTTTCAGGCATAGTGTCCCCACCCGTTAAGGCCACACCACTAGGATCAGGTATGAAACGGATTAACCTACTGGCACTCTCTTTCGTGTTTACCGCGCATCCGTAACGTGGATCAGTCGTGGCCCCCACCGTTGGACAATGGCTGCTTGCCTGCGTCCGGGCGTGGTCCCCATGGTGACCTGAACAATTCAGGCCGTGGCGTTTAAGCGCGTATATCTGCATCAGCATCCAGCGAGCCTTTGCAAGGGGCGGGTGACACCCCCACGAAATCCGTCCCTTGAGAGAGAACGACGCTCTTTGCGGGTTTTGGCTTTGACCGGAGACACAATGTGCAACTCGGTAGCGATAGCTTCGACCCAAGGCAGCTTTTTCGCCACGACCTAGGAAAAGCGCCAACTCGCCTAACCTGTTGCCCTTTACCGTCCCATGTTGTATCAGGACGGCGCGGTTTTCGTGGAACCGCTCTTTTATGGCGTCGCTCTGGGCTTTGGAGCGGCGCCATTTTTGTGTCCCCTGATCTATACCATCGATCAATCGGGGCTTATTAATTGATTTTCTCCATCAATGTTGAGTCATTAATTCATTTTCTGAATTAGTGACCATAGGGAACAGGGAGCCGACAACCTCGCCAATCGGGAGGCCATGACGGCGGCGGTATTCCTTTGCCTTCCCTTCCGCGTCACGAACCCAATCTTCGCGGTTCATCTTGCGGTAGAGAGCAATCATACGGTCGAGGTCTGCCAGATAGTCACCTGAGAGCGGAGACTGGCCTACAGGGGCCTTGGAAGGCACGACACGGGCATTACGGCACCAGTTGCGCCATGTGGCGAACCAATCTGACTTGACGCCATCCTTGCCCGGCTTGCCCGCCCAAAAATCATTGAAGCGTGACGATTGATCCTTGGCA